AAGTCAACCCAATTAATCTAAAAACACCGGTGTGGTTGTTTGTGACAGAAATATTTCTTGTCAATTTACAAACAATATCCTGCCCAGCCTTAGTAAAATCAACATGAGAAATTAATAGTGTGCTCGTAGTATGTACTTGTTTAACAAGGGCTATAGCAGGAACAGCAACCACTTCATGTGTAATATTAGTTGAATATGAAGAATTATTATCTTTATAAATATCATAAGATAAATCTAACTTAATATTTCCAGAATAAGCTGTAGTCATGTCATAAATTAATGTGAAAATAATATTTTTAGTTAGAGAAAAAGTTTTTGGAAAATTAAATTGAAAATAACAGCTGGTAGAAACATCAGGATCAAAACCTAAAGCACATGTAACGTCATCTACTAATATATTGTAAACCATATCAGTATCATCACTGTCAAAAAACTCAATCTGATATGACATTTTGTACCTCCTATTACTGGTGTACAGTACAACCAATCAGCCTAAAGATACCTGTGTGATTATTTGTAACAGTCACATCTCTTGTCAGTTTACACACAATCTCATCACCTATCTCAGCAAAGTCAGTGTGATTAATTTTTAATTGTTCTGTTATATAAATTTGTTTCGTCTGTGGAATTGGTGTCGATGCATTTATTGTTTCAGTATCACTATTAGTAGCAAGTAATACTCGATTATCCCCATAAACCCAATAGTCTAAATTTAATTTAACATTACCTAGATAAGCTGTTGTCATGTCGTAGATAAATGTAAAAAAGATATCTTTATTTAAATCAAAAAATTCAGGAAGATTAAATTGAAAATAACAACTAGATGGAACATCTGGATCAAAACCAACAGCACTCGCAGAATCATCTAATAATATATTATAAACCATGTTAATATTATCACTATCAAAAAATTCAATTTGTAATGAAGGTTCTGAACTAACTGAAGAACCTGAACAAAGACCAACATTAGTAGAAGTACCTACGGCCCAAACGCCATGCCCAAAAAACCAATGTAATAGTGGCCCTGAAGAACTATCTACCCTCATAGCTATCGGTAAATACCACCCATCACTAGTATCTAATTTAGGGATGTGTGTCTGCTCTACAAATAAGTTTCCATTTGTAACAGTAAGTTGAGGAGATGCCACAAAACCAGTCCCCGTCCCATCTCTATTTATAAGAGCATAAATGAGACTCCCATCATTATTAAAGGTTAAAGTCTCCCCAACAGGAATTGAATATGTAAAAACCGCTTGAGTGATATTATTAATAACCTTTATATCTAATCCAGTAGTGTCATAAGTTAAAGAAGTACCATCATAAGTAAAAGGATTTTTACTATGAAAAATTACTGTATGCTGTGCTAAAGAATCAGAAATATTTAAGCCATAAACAAAACCATCAATATTGTAAGAACTTAATGAAGTGATATCTTGAATTTTATTTAAAATAGTACCAGCTAAGGATTTAGTTACACCACTCACATTTGCAATAATGTTAGGGCCTACCTTAACCGCAATATTTAAAGTCTTAAAAGAACTATTTTGATATATTTTAAAATCAGACAGTGTTCCATTAGCTTTTAATTCTATGGCAATATTAGCATCATTTTGATTTAATATATTTAAGTTTCTGACGTTATATCCCTCCCCACTAAAAATAACTAAAGAGGAAGAAGGTCTGGACACATTGTTGATGATAAAGGCATTTGGGTCTGAATTTATTGTAACCCCCTTAACCGTGATCTCCTGGGGGGTTGAGAGTGTAATGCTACCCAATATATAAACTCTTTGATTGTCTCCTGCTGAATTTATAATAGAAGCAAAGTTAGTGTCTGACGATTTAATATAAATGTCATATCTGTCTTTTATAGAGTATATTTTTTCGTACATCTTTACTCCATCTAGCTAAAATTATTTGAATTTATACACAACACTTATAAAAAAGATCACACACATCTCTCATTTAGATAGAATATTAGTAAAAAAACTTGTATTATTTAAAAAGAATGAAAATAGCTTTAATATTTAAAGAAGATTCTAAAGAATATACAGAGATTCCTAAAATTTTAGGAGATTCTTGTACTGTTTTTAAAGATATTTTAGACTTTGATAAAAATAAAGAAAACTATGATTGTGTCTATTCACCAGACCCTAAAGAACTTCTTAAAATACAGAACAAAATACCATATTTTTATGATATCTCAGCAAAAACAGTTATAGGAGAAATGGACTATGCCTCATTCTTCAAATTCTACTCTCAAATAAGTGGCTCCCTAGCTACCTTCACAAGTGATAAAAAGCTTAATAAGAACGCTTGCTGGATGAACTTAAATAGCTATTGGGTGAATAAAAGTGCTGACACAGATATAATCTTTAAATTTAAGAAGTTTGTAACTCCTAAACTGAATGTAGGTTATATCTTTCAAGATCCAGAAAGTTTTGAGATAATTAAAAAAGTAATATATGCAAAAAAAGATAGCTGGCTCTTTCATGTATACTATCCTTTTGAGATTGATGACTCCTTAAAGAATAAGGGAGTCTTCTTTTATAGTGGCGACTTATCTAAGGCCAAAGAAGATATTTTATCCAAAGTACATGTAAATATAGATTTTGATCTTAATCTAAGCAATATGTCTGATACCTTCCCTTCTGAAATTGGAAAAGATACCTTATTATCTGGAACAATTCTGATAAGTTCTAATCCTCAAGGAAATAACACACATATCTTATTTGATAAGTTTAACTATTTTAAATTAGATTTCATCGACGCTAATACAATCTTGGATACCCTAAGATATATCGATAAAAGAAGAGAGAAACTCGAGGTTATGGCAAAGGCGGGGGCTGAAGTAGTTAAAAAATACTTTGATTATAAAAGGATTGCTCAACAGAAAGTTGATATAATTAAGAGTTTACTCTAGGTTTTCATCATCCTCTTAATATTCTTCATCTTCAAATTCAGATTCTTCAGATTCACCTTCTGCATATTCTGGTATTGTTATTGTCTCCTCATATTCAAAATCTTGAAATGAAAGAAGACCTTTTTTAACTAATTCTTCACAAATATTTTTAGCAATATCATTTCTTGGGGTTATTTCAATCCAATGTGTGTCTGCATGAATATTAAGAGGACAACTCAAAAGTGCTTCAGAAATTTCTTTTAAAGTTTCAGATGCTGACCAAAGATTTTTAGCATATTCTATACAAGCTTTAGAAAAATTATTATTATTTGCATCAAGTTCTCTACGAAAATCGTCCCCTCTTTTATAAAGAAGTAAAACAGGAGTGTACACTCTTTCAATCATAAATTAATCCTTTTCTTAAATATAAATATAGGTTCAGATTTATATCCTCCCCCAACTGAAGATAAAACCATATCATATTTTTTAATTAAATCATATTTTTCAGAAGCTAAAATTAAAAAGTCATCAACTAAATTAGGATATGATTGAACGTTATTAATGTTTATAATTAAGTATCCTGAGTCTTTAATTGAAATATAACAATTATCCAAGGTAGCCTTTAAAAAACCATTTAACCATAGTTCTTTAGTTGGAAACTTTATATAACTCTGAGTTTCCTCTAAACTATAATGTTCAGTATTAAAATAGGGAGGCGACGTGAAACAAAGATCTACTTTTTCTTTTGAAATAAAGGTCTCACTACCACATTTATGTAATTCAATTTCTTTATTTAAGTATCCAAAATCTTCTTTTATTTTTTCTAAGCCACTAAATGTTTCAGAACTTGGGTCTAATCCTATATATTTTTTTAATTTTTTAGAGGCTAATGCTCCTAAAAGGCGACCCCCAAATCCGGCAGACATGTCTAAGGCTACACCACCATCAGGCAAAAAAGAATCGTAGATATATTTAGCTACTGTAGGTCTAAAATTAGAAACACCCTGTGACCCTGAAAATGTCTTAAGAGCTTCTCTAATTCTAGAATTTGTTATTTTGGCCCTCTTTTTTAATCTTTTTGTCAAACATTTTTTAAATAGTTGATCCTCATTAAATAACTCTAGGGGGGATCTTTTATAATTACACCTTATATTAAAGGCGTGAGGAAAATAACACCAAGCAAGATCTAAACCGTGCATGACCTGTTTTAGAGAGCCTTCTTTTAAAAAATTAGAATAATTAAATTCTTTTACTTTGTTAAAAGAACATATTTTTTCTTCAGCATTTAAATTAAAATAAGGAAAACCTTTAATTCTGTAGTAGTTAAAAACTTTATTTATTAACCTATCTTTTTCAATATCTGAAAAAGTGTCCCAGCAAGAAAGATCTACATTTAAGATAGAAAGATCCTTTTCTTCTTCTAACTCAGAAACCTTATCATCTTTAATAAATTTATAATAAAAAATAGGAAGAACATAAGGTTTTATTAAATTTTGAAATATTAAAGCATTTTCCTTGGTAATAATAACCCTTCCATCTTTATTAAGATAGGTGTTTATTCCTAATTTATTTTTAAAATAATTTTGAATTAATTTTAAGTCAGCTTTATTGAAACTTTCAGTACAAAGTTCAAAACCATTAGAATTGTAACTAGTCCCATCATCCATGAACCAAAAAGCCAAACCACGAGCATTTATTCTTTCAAGAGTATGGGGGTTTACATACTTTAGGGGGTTATAAAATAAATTATAATATTCTTCAAATATCCTGGTAGCTTTTGTTTTGAAACTAACTGATATTCTAAATTTTTTATCTCTTTTACAAAAATAGTTTGTTTTTTTGACATCCTCTGAATTAATAAAGTTTTTTAAAATGGAATGCTTATATCTTGAGTATTCTTCTTGTTTTTGGCCATGATCCTCTTTAAATCGGAAGACTCCATGATGCCTCTCTAGATGACCATCTCCTAGTAATGACCCCAAAAGTAATTGTTCTTGAATATCTGTAAACCTGTTTAAAAGTTCTCCTTTATCAGAATATAAGTCCCCCTTATCTAACCTATACCTAATTAAGATAAGCTTAATAGCAGTTTCAGTAGTTCTGAATAATTTAGCTAACTCCGGAATGCTCTTTTTTTCACTAAGGTAGTATTCTAAAAGAGACCTATTAACAGTCAATCCTGATTCTTTTCTTAGTTGTACTTCATATTTTTTTAATAAATAATATAGATTAGAAACAGATTTATTTAATTTTTCAGAAATAACCTTAACTGGCAGTCTTTCTACTAAATAATATTTTTCTAAATCTTCTTTAGCTACAACTTCCCAATTTCTTTTTCCTTTTTCAATATTAAACTTTTCTTTTGCATGTCTCAAACCTGAGATGGACATATCTAAAGTTTTAACAAATTCCTTATCCAGCACACCTTCTTTTTTAGCTTGCTTATAAGCATCTAAATCAAACTTAATCTTTCTAAAAGATATTTTAAATTCGTGTAGCTTTTGGGATACAGCTGATCTTGATATCCCTGTCTCCTTGACTACATCTTCTAGCGTTTTGCCAAGATCTGCACACGCTTTAAGATAGTTGGGGGTTAAGGTGCTATCTATTTTTTCTGCGCTATTTTTTTCTTTGAGGGTAAAAGAGATGTTAAACTCTCTGCATTTTCTTTGAAGAGTGCTCTTTGATATTTTCAATTGCTTGGCAGCTTCAATCATGGAGAGGTGTTTTAGGGACTCAAGATCTTCTTTTTTCATCAGCAACAATCCTCACTAAAATTGGAATAAAGCCAAGCATTAAAAATAGACTCATCTTTTTCTAAAAGATATTTAGGTAACTCTTCTTTCAAATGAGCATAAGGTTCATTTTTGTTAAAAAGCCTTTTATACTGTGTTGCAGGTATTCCTTCTATTTTTTCTAATTCATAAAAACTTAAAAACTTTCCATGAGTTAGACATATTTTTCGATAATTTATCATTTTTTCTATAGCTGTTTGATACTTTAAGTTTATGGGAATTTCTGCTACTTTAAGAAAGTCATTCCATGTACCAAAATATTTTTCAACAGTGGATGTGCTGTAAGGAAAAAGTTCAGGGTGTTCATTTAAAAAAGCACGATTAGTTTTATAACCTAACTTATAAATTTCTTTTATTTTTTCAACACAACTATTATAATCAAGTTTTAAGAAATTTCTTTTTTTATTTTTAGAATAAACTGTCTTTAATGCCTCAACATCCTCAATGTTAATAAGATTGTCTGAATCTTTTTGAAAAATTAAAAGCGTCTCATACACAAATTTATGAATATTTGAACTTTTATCAAAAACTCTTCCCGTTGGGATTTTATAAAAATCTATTAATCCAAATTTACTATAACAACACTTTAAAATGTCTGAAATCATCTTTTTTTCAATGACAAGAGCATAAATTCCCTCGGATTCTAATAGATTATAAAAATTATTTATAGATTTTTGTAAAAAAGAAGTTAACCAAAGGCTATAACTAGTATACCTACTTATACTTTGATCATGATTATCTTTTTCATAAATTTCTTTATCAAAATAAGGGGGGCAGGATAAAACTAAACCTACTTTATTAAAATAATTTTCAGGTAAATAATCTTCTGAACAATTTTTAACAAAAATTACTTTTTTTTCTGGGGATACCCTACTAGCTAAAGAAATAGAAGAATTAATGTTTTTTATGTTTGGATCTAAGCAAATTATTTCTTTTACCCCAGAAATAAGACCCCCTAGTAATTTCCCCCCATACCCAGCATCAGGCAAATATAAAATTTTATTTTTTCCAAAAGTCTCACAAATAAATTTAGAAACTGTTGGTTTAAAATTAGCTACAGTTTTAAAATTTAAATCCACTCCTGTTCGCATTGATGCTGGGGAAACCCCGCTGCTATACAAAAATCTATTTCTTATGAGTTTTTTAAGTTCTAAGTCATCTTCCCATAATTCAATAGGACTTTTATTTTTTTCTTTAATCCTAGCTTCATAAATATGATTCATAAAATTTTTACAAATATTCAAACCCTGTGTTTTAAATTGAAGAGTTTTATTGTTTTCTTCAATAACTACTTTTTTTAATTCAGATATTTTTTGGTTAAGTTTTTCTTCAGACATTTTTATATAAGGAAAACCATATTTACGATAATAATCAAAAACGTCTTTTTCCCATTTTTGCTTAGCAGCATCATCCAAAACATTATATTGCCTTGTTTTATATTTATGGATGTCATCGTAGAATCCGTCAAAAGCTCTTACATTATACTCTTTAATTAAATCAGGACTTATTTCGTCATAGCACTCTTTTGGTACTTTATAAATCATATCTGGAGTTAAAACTTGTTTAATTATGTCAAACAGTCTTCTTTTATTTTTTATTTTTAAAAAAGACATTTTAGGCATAGAAGGATATATTATTTTTTCAATATCCAGATTTTCTTTATCATTTATAAAGGATATAAACTCATCTAAATTATTTTTGAAAGCAGTACAAATTCGAGGTGAATTATCTTTTAATTCGCCATCTCCAAAATACCAATAAGCCAAAATTTCTGAATTCCAATTATTTTTAAGAAATTCTAATGGGATTTCTTTAACTCCATCTGGATAATAAATATCCCTTAATTTTTTAAAATAATCAGTTGATGTGGTTTTAAATCCTATCTCATCCCTACCCTTATCAGGGTTTTTAGTAATACTTATTTTAATTGAAAAGGGTTTTAATTTAGTATAAAGATACTTAGCATATAAATCCTGATTAACTGAATGAGATTCTTTATAAAAAGCATGTAGAGAACTAGATTGAGCAATATGTCCATCTCCTAGAAGACTGCCAAAAATAATGTTTTTTTGAGAAGGTGTCAATTCTGGAAGATTTTTTATTCTTTGTACCGTTTTTAATGTTATATCTCTTCGTTTAATTTCATTTTTTATTTTAAGCGTTGAACAAAAAAACAATTTAGAAAGTTTTTCTAATGTATTTGAATAATATAACTTTTTAAATTCTTCATTTGAGATATCTTCTATGTTTCCATTGTTGTTGGGAAGTTTATCTAAAATTCTTTTAAATTGTGATTTTGTTTTTATTCCAAAACTTTTTCTTAAATAAGAAATGGCTACATCAGAGCATTTAAATTGTTGAGCAATCTTTTGATCACTTATATTTTGTTCTTCATAAAGTTTTATAAGTTCTTCTTTAGAGATACCAGATAATTTAGACATCTTAGTTCCTTTTTTAAGTATATCTAATAATACTTAAAAAAAGTTAATAAAGCAACTAAAATATTAAAAAAATGATGTTTTAACCGCTGACGATCCAAAGGCCTGAACGATAGGGTTTTGTATTTTTGTTAATTTTATACAAATAAAAAGGGATACTATTAAAGTATCCCTTTTTATTTAAAATTAATTAAATAATTCTAATTACTTATCGAGCAATTACCATTCTTGAAAGCCCACCAGGATTATGTGCACCTATCCCCAAATTTTCAAAAATTGAAAATCCTATGGTTCTTGCTTTGGGATCATCTGCAGATAATACAGTAAGTTCTGTTCTAACGGGTATGCGTCCGAAAAATTCTGCTTCAGCGCAGACATAGGCATTGCCTACTGGGATTTTTCTTGAAACGATAATTTGAGCACCCCATAGATAGGCCATCAAACCAGTTTTCAATAAAGAAGCTTGGGTCTCAATGTCGAGAACATCGCGCCCCCACTTACGGATATCTGTGTAATCTTTAGGATTCATGAAAATTCTAGCAACTCTAAGATCGTGTCTTTCAACATCAGCAAAAGCGTCAGCAAAGAAAGAAGCTGTGATAGGAGCAGCAACACTGATATCTGGATTAGAAATTCCATCATCAGCAGCATTTCCAGCTACAGCGTCCATAATTGCGAATACTCTTCCGTCTTCTTCAGCTTGAATTTCAGCTTTAGCAAGATCTTGTGATCTTTCGATAAGGTCAAAACGTCTTTCTTTCACTTGTGTTAATGGAATAACTGGGTTAGAACTAATTTCGAATAGTGGGAACATAACCCTTTTAGGCTTTTGAATAGCAAGAATGTTTTCGCCTTCTTCTCCAATAACATATGCAGTTGCTTTTACGTCTTTGTCATAAATTGGGAGCGCCCCATCGGGTAACTGCTCGACCAAAAATGCTCTACGTCCTACTGACGTATAGTCTCTACGGAAACGTAGTGGTTGAATCATTGATGCTGCAAGTTTTTGTCTTCCAGCTGCCGTTTTGATGTATTCGGAAATTACTTTTTCCTTTACTTCATTACTGGCGGGTTTAGCATTGTTCATAAATCCTCCATTAAAAAATTATTATTAAACTTTATTAATACCATTTCCCTTATGGGCAGTATTAAAATCATACTCTCAAATTAAATCTCATCATTGGATCTGAAGATGTTGGAGATTTAGTAATAATACCAACAACAACAGCACCAACAACAGCAGTTACAGCATTTCCACCAGTATGAATCAAACCCTCAGCAACAGTTAAAAAACCATTAACTGAACAATAAAGAGGTTTTCCAAATTGGTATTGAGTCATAATGCTGGCACCATCTAGGTTAGCTGTTTCATAAACACCAACTTCATAAGTTCCTAAACAATTAACATAAACACCTTTTTCAGAAGCAGCAGCAGAAGAAGATTCAAAAGCATTTCCTGCTAAATCGTTTACGAATAAACCAACGATTGCATCTGTTGGACCATTACCAGCACCTAATACTGCTTCACCGTGAACGGCAGCAACAGATCCTGCTAAGCATCCTAATTTAGTTACATCAGCAGTTGTTGTATTAGCTGCAACCTGTGCAGGTGTACTTGCATGATTAACTTTTGTAAATGCGGCACTTTCTAATCCTTCAATAGAGTTACGAACTCCCAAATAAAGAATCTTCAAAATTCCGCCACCTTGTGCTAAAAATCCTGTACTAGCCATAATTCCTCCTAATTTTAATTATTAAATTTTAAAAATCACCATTTTCCCTATGGGACAGTGATTTGTTTTCTCTTAAATTACCAAATATTAATACATTATCGAGTTTTAAAGGCACCAAGTAGGTGCCTTTAAAACAAATTTATAAAAACTATTCTTTCATCCACAAATCAGAAAGTTTTTCAATTTCGCTAAATTCTCTAGAAGCAGTTACATTTTTAAGAGATTGGATTTTAGCTTCTTTCTTTTCTTCTTCTTTTTCTTCTTCTTTTTCAGCTTTAAACAATTGAGCTAAAACAGCAATGTCTTCTTGAGAAGCCATTACGTCACCAATTTCGTCAAAAGAAACATCAAGAGAAGCTTCTTTTTCTTCAACTTTTTCTTCTTCTTTCTTTTCTTCTTTAGTAGCTTCTTTCTTTTCTTCTTTTACTTCTTCCTTAACTTCTTCTTTCTTTTCTTCAACTTTAGGAGCAGCCGCTTCTTTCTTTTCTTCTTTTACTTCTTCCTTAATTTCTTCTTTCTTTTCTTCTTTAGCAGCTTCTTTCTTTTCTTCTTTTACTTCTTCCTTAACTTCTTCTTTCTTTTCTTCACATTTTTCAGCAGCTTTTTTTTCTTCTTCTTTCTTTTCTTCTTCTTTTTCTTCTTCTGCTAAAACTTGTAGAACGGCTTCAACAATAGAAGCAATCTTTTTATCTTCTTCCTCTTCTTCTTCTTTTTCTTCTGCTTTAGGAGCAGTAGCTTCTTTCTTTTCTTCTTTTACTTCTTCTTTCTTTTCTTCTTTTTCTTCAGCAATAACTTCCATAACAGCATCAACGATTTTAGCAACTCGTGCTTCGCTAACGATTTCATCAAATTCCCTCATTCTACGAAGAGTAGAAAGAACTGATTTGTTACTCATAGTCATGAAATCAACAGCTTGTCTTTCGATAGCATCTGCTGGAGCATCTGGAAGAATAGTTTCAGCAAGTTTAAGACATCTCAAAGCTTTTGCTTCAAGTTCTTTTGCTTCAAGAACCATCGATGCATAAGTATTAGCACCTTTAGTTTTCATTTTTGCATGGCCAGTATCTTCACGGCCTTTAGCATTTTCTTCATCCCATGGGTGATCCATGTTTACGCCTTCAGCCCATGATTCTGGATTACCAGTTTCGTATTTTGATACGTCTGGGTTCTTGTGTGGGGCATCCATAGTTGTTGGGCAATCATTTAGGCCCATAGCATTTTTAGTCAATCTTGTTCTCATTAAAACCTCCTATAAATATTAAGTGTTCAAATTCTTTAGTACATTTTTTATATACTTAATCGAATCTTTTTTATCTAGATTCCCAAAATTCTCTTTTAAATTACTATATATTTTTTCTGCACTTTTTAAGTTACTTTTTCTAATAAGATTATTTAGGTTTGATTCATTCTCAGAAAGAAAAAGGAGAGTATCCTTGTATTGATTTAAAACATTTTTACTGATTTTAGAAAATTTATAGCTTTTAGAGCCTACTTCTTCTAAAGTTTGAGAAACTTTGTCTATTCTCCAAACTAAATTAATGGCCCAGGGTTCATCAATTTCTTCTATGTATTGGGCAATTCTATCTAATTCAGCAATAATATGTTTCAATCACTTTCTCCTAAACAACCTTTTCATTCGTTGACGATGCTTCAGCACCATCTTATTTCTCTTTCTCCATTTTTTATTATACAGTTTTATTTTACTTTTATTCTTTAAATATCTTTGTCTATTTTTTCTTCTTTGGAGGGGGTTTGTTATCCTTTTTTTCTTTTTAAAAAAAATTGGAGAATAACCCTCTTTATTAATATTCTCCATATTCCGGCACCTTAAAAAATATCAATTATAAGTTTCTTAAGATTTAGCCTTTCCTCAATAGAAAGTTCTTTTCCTAATTTACTTTCAATAGCCTTAGCTATTCTTCTAAACGTCGGATAATCCTTTATATTAAGGGAGTCTATAATCTTAAATACGTCCTTATTAATAGAATATCGATTACTTAACATGGCTATTTTAAGAACAGCTGTTTTATTATAACCAATCTCATATAGAGATCTTAAGCCACATTTCTTAACAATTTCACAGGCTTTTCTAATATTTGCATATTCATTTTTTAGTTTACTTTGGATAATTGAGTCATTTAGGTTCACATTGTCTAAACCTTGATTCATAGGGGTACCTAATTCAATACCCAAATCTTGAAGTAATTCTTTTTTAATTTGATCTTTTAACGTTTTTTTAATTTCTTCTTTTAATTCATTATATGGTTTCTTTGATTCTTCTTCTATTTTTATATCCTCTGCTGGAACCTCTTCTTCAACAGGAGCCTCTTCTTTTTCCATTTCCTTGATATCTTCTGGAAGTGGTTCTGTTTTATCTTCTTCTAGATTTGGTTCTTCTGTAGGATCTTTATCTGTAGGAGTTTCCTCTTCCGCAGGTTTTTCATCTTCCAAGGGTTCTCTTTTTACAGGAGCCTCTGGCTTTACTTCAACTTCATCTAAATTTGGAGGATCAATAGGAGCCTCCTCACCCTCAGGAAGTTTAGGATCTTTCATCTCAACGGGATCAAACTTTTCTTTCTTTTCTTCAGTTATATCTTCTTCAGGTGTTAAATTATCTTCTTCCACTTCAGTTTTAGCTTTTTTATTAAGAGTATCTGTGACTCTATCAACAACAGCAAAAGCAGCCATTACTCTAGAAGCAGTATGCCTTAGTTCTTCAGATTTAAAGTTTATTACGGGTTCATATTTTTCAATAAAAGCAGCTTTATCTACAGAAGCAACTTCTACCTCATTTCTCATCACGGCACCCTTAAACGCAGGGGTCTCTACCCAAGAACCTTCTATAAATTTATTAGACATAGGGTAAATCACATGGCCACATAACTCGGCTATTACTCTTTTTTTACTGTCATGCTCACTTATAAAAGTATTTCTTTTAAAAAACTTAATATGGGTACACAACTCTGTCTCATCTGTAGCCACTCGACCACACTGGGTGCATATAGTAAAAGCAACAACTGAGCCCATGCTTAAAGTAGTTAATTTACCTGTTCTAATCTTATCTACTAAATCTTTATGTTTTTTATTTGTAGCTACAAGAATATCGACAAATAATGATTTACCCTCATCTACTTCTCTTATAACTGCATCTAATATTTTACCTTTAGATAAGGTGGGATCTTGAACATGCTCTAGGTAATTTTCAGCACCAATAAAACTTTTATAAGATACTTTTAAAAGCTCTCGGGCCCAAGCATCCCCATTGGCGTTCATATATTTAGAGGTATCAGGACTAATAAAATAGTCTTTTTTACCAGCAACCTCAGGAAATTCTTTTTTAGTTTTATCTGACCCAAAATGAACTTCTTTTGGAGCCTCTTCAACATCAACAGATGCTACGATAGTACAATGTGTAAGCAAGTAGTCATCTGGATTAAAATCTGAAATTATTTTTTTATATTCAACAACACGATTAGCAGCAGTTCTAACGCTGCCTCTGTTTCCTACCCAAGAATCTATACTTACTTCGGGATTTTCAATTTTTAATGAAGCCTTTTTTATAAATGCCATTAAAAATTATCCTTGTTGCTGTTTTAATTCTTTTACTCTTTGAGCCACAGACCCAACAACAGCAGCATAGTCTGGTTTTTTGGTTAGAGCTGTTAAAATTTCTTCAACTCTATTAAAGTTCTCAATAGCTATTTTAGCATTGTCATAGTCTTGTTCTGAAGTTTCATTCCCAAGAGAATATGATAATTTAAATCCAAAATCACTATTTCCAGAAAGATTTAAATTAGCTGTTTTGTATTCTCCACCAACAAAAAGATCTGAGGATCTTTTTACTTCAAAAGAATCATTAAAGATTTTAGAAAGAGTTTCTTCAACGATAGCCTTATTATCAAACTCTGCTGTGAGAAATTTAAAAGCATCTGCTTTAGACACACCTTCGTTATATAAGGCAGATGCTTTTAAAATAACTGGATTTACATTTTCATGTAAAAAATCTTCTAAAACTTTATAATGTTTCAAAGATTCTGCTTTTTGCTTACCTCTTTCATTATAGTATGTTGGATAAGCTTTGTCTTGATTCACAACAGGAGGTTCAAAGAAAGGATTTATTTTTATAAGTTCCCAAGGATCTTCCAGGCCTATTCCGCTTGGCCATTGAACTTCTACTTTATTAGTTGATGGTATCACCGAAGTGACAACACCAACATAAGGAGTCTTTATATTATCTGTGATAACTTTTTTTACAACGTCACCCCTAGAAAAGTTTAGGGGATTGACCTGCATTGGATAAAGATCCGTAGAAATTATATTCATGCCTCAATCCTTGAAGAATAAATTATGAAAAATTATTTGCTAAGACTTGCCATTATGTTTTTAATGGTATTTCTTAAATTTTTAGCAACTTCACCTTCATTATAGTTATCTGATGGTTGCTTTTTCTTTGCGCCAGCGCCAGCAATTTCAGCAGGTTCTTTTCTTTCAAGAACTTCTTTATGGTCGTCGCCTTTAAATTCTTTCATGTATTTATTTTCATCTGCGTCACCTTCAATGGTTCCCGTTCCACCGAAAGTATTCATATACTTTTCGTCAGAATCTTGGGCCCATGCTCCGGTTCCTACGCCATTAGCTTCTTTCTCAACTGAAGCCTGTTTTTCACTTTGAAAAGCAGATACTTCAACTAGATCAGAAAGTCTGTCTAATCTGAAAGCTAGGTGTTTCTTCATTTCTGGTGCGATTCCTTCTAATGCTTCAATTTCATTAGCTAAGGCATCAAGATGCGCTGTAAAAGTCTTTGCTTCTTTAGTTGTTTTAAACATATTACCTCCATTAGCAGTTTTTTTATTTTCTAAAAATTGTTGTATTTTATTTTCTAAATTATCTTTCAAGTCATTATATAGTTTTGTTCCAAAACTATTAAATGATTCTTCTAATTTTTCTTCTTCTTCATCAAATTGTCTTTTAGTCATTTCATTTTTATTATCTTTAAATGCTTTTTCAAAATGTTTAATTGTATATGCTGAAACCCATCCTTTTAATTTAGATGAATTAACTGGAAAATCACCTAAAGATGACTCCAATTCAACAGCTAGGTGCATTGCTAACTTATATTCTCTATTTACTAAATCATTGATATCCTTATATGAATCAACTTCTTTATCATTTTCTAGTTCAATAATTTTATTATCTACTAATTTATAAATAGTTTTCATTATTTATTCCCCTTCTGAGCAGATTCACTTAAAATTTTATATAAAAAGTTATAAATGTTGCTGTCTATCTTAGATTGAAATTGACTATTATTATATGTGTAAATTGCTGTTTGAAGAGCAGCGTTTAATGCTGTATCTGGTACTTTTTTAAAAAGATCTTGATCAATTAAAGATGAAGCATAAGAAACTATGTTTGTAAGATCTTCTTTAGTGATGTCTCGAACATCGGTATAGTCCCACCTTTCAGGTCGATCACTCTTTGGACCATATAAATCTTGTGGTTGCTTTACGCCATTTTCAAGAACTACTTTAGTGTGAAAATAACCCTCAGCAGAATTTAAAAAAGAAAGAACGACTCTCTTTGCTCTATCCATATAGTTTTCCTACAATAAACAAAACCTAAATTCTCTAGGAATTGTTAAATATTAGTTAATTATTCCAAAAATACGCTTATTATACTTTCCATGCGTCAATTGTATAACTTAGTTTAAAACCCTTCTCTTTCACAAAGTTAGAAGTCTCTAAGATACTATCAAATGTTCCCATATCGTTCCAAAAACCATTAATTTGATAGGAATTACAAGTTCCCTCTTTAACATAAAGCATATTCAAATCAGTCACCTCAAGTTCACCTCGAGCTGAAGGTTTCAAAGTTTCTATCTTATTAAATAGTGTTTGATCATAAAAATATAATCCAGTAACAGCTAAATTTGTCTTAGGATTTTTAGGTTTTTCGACAATATTGGTAACTCTATCCCCCTCTAATTCAGCCACGCCATATCTCTCTGGATCTGGCACAGGCTTAATAAAAAGGGAGCACCCTCTGTCCTGCTTTTCAAAAGCTTCGACATATGATGTGATATCATCTTCAAAAAAGTTATCCCCCAAGACTACCGCACATTTATCATGTACTGAATTCTTAGCCCTATAGATGGCATCACTAATCCCTTTAGGGTCTTGTTGGTGTACATAAGTTAAACTAGTACAATTGAACTCACGGCCATCCCCCAAAACCGAAACGATGTTTCCATTATACCTACCACCTAAAACACAGACAATGTCAGTAATCCCTGCTTTTACTAATGTATTTAGGGGGTATTCTAATACTAATCTATCATAAACAATAGCTAAACTTTTATTATTGACCCTTTTTGAGTAGAGCCCCAGTCGTTTTCCATCTCCGCCACAAATTAGGATACCAATCATAAATTCTCCTTATATATATTTTCTTTTTATATTTAAAAAACTGGCTTTTATTGAAATTGAACACCAAGAACGATTTGGTAGTTTTTCTAAAAGATATTCTTTTGTACTATCTGCATAAAGTTCTTCTAAAATAGTTAATTCTTTTTCATTCCAGCGTTCTATTTTTTTTATATTTAATTTATTTGCTTTACCGGAGATAGCTCGCCATGTTTTATTTTTTATTTTTTCTAAAAGATATTCTTTACTTTCAACTGGATACATCTTTTTTAATAGCTCTTTATCCTCTTCTGACCATAGATAATCCTGTTTTTCTCTAACTAATCTTAAAAAAGACATTCTATTCTTAATTGAATAATTTGTTCTATTAAGTAATATTAAATTTATATTTTTGTTATTATAATTTTCTTTTAGTTTTAAATCTTCTTCTAAAGTCCAGGGTAAGTTTTTCTTTTTAACATTTAAATCATTAAAAATTTCTGAAATCTTATAATTACCATAAACTCTTTTTAAAAGAGTTGGAGTTCTTGGATAAAAGTTTTTAAATTCTACAATATTAGGATATTTTTTATATATCTCTACAAAAGATAAAAATTTATTTTTTAATCTTTCTTTATCTATTTTTTTTAATTGTTCTTGATTTATAACTTTTATAGAATTAACTGATCCATAAATCCGAATTATTAGCTTATTACTAATTCCTATTTTTTTACAGAAGTCAGATACTGATATTCTTGTGTCACTATCTTCATCTTCATAGAATTTTAAAAATTTATCATTAATTTCTTTTTTAGTTAAGGGATAAAAGTTACTATCCAACACAATTTTATTTCCGAAAAGTTTCATTAACTTATTATAAAATTTCTCATTTACATATATTATATTTTTATCTGGATACTGGTTTTTAAATCTTAAGAATTTATCATTTCGTTCATATCCTTTAATCTCGTAATACTTATCTTTACTTTTTATATAAAAATCAGGTGTATAGGTGTCTTCTTCATTTAATTTAAAAGTTTCTTTTTCATAGTCATATGGTAATTTAAGATAATTTAAAATCCTTGCAAAATTTGCTTCCCAAGAAGATCTTACTGAATGACCTAGATCTACACGAAAACCAGCTTTACTGTGTGTGGCGGGCTTTCCATACATAGGATTATTTTTTCCTTTTGATTTACCATTTTTAATTTGAGTTAATCTTCCTTTTTCCATAGCCGCTTTAATTTTAGGGTTTTCTTTTGTTAAACCCTTATTCCATCGGATACAAGATTTTCTATTTTTTATAGATTCTTTAAACTTTTCAGAAACTATATGACTTTCAGAAAGTCCTCTTAAGGGGATGTTATTTTTTAATAATCTAAGACTTATTGCTTTACTAGAAACTCCTAAAAAAATGGCTATATCTTTTAAACAACTACCTTTAGAATACATTTCTTTAATTACATTAATATCTAAATTAAATCTTAACTTTTGAACACTCATTAAATAATCACGCTTTAATTACCATTTCTTATGTTGTAAAATTGCTTTGATCTTTTCTTTTTCTTGATCTGAAAGAGTTGGGGCCCCTTGTTCAGGAGACGACTTTTTTTCTACTTCTTCAGCTTGCTCAAGATATGTATCTGCCTGATCTAAAATTTCTTTAACTACAGGGTTGTCTTCAACGGTTGTTTTTTTCCAATATGGTGAATTTACTTCATCATGAAAGGTGTCAATTAGCTCACTTAAGACATTTAAAGATTGAGCCAGTAAAGACCTCACATCTTTAATGGAAAGGACATACCCCTTTCCGCCCAGGCACCCGTCTGGAGAAATTTCAGAAGATTTACATGAAATAAAAGCGTTATTTGCTTTTGATAAAAGCATAAAAGATTCTGCCAAATTCTTATAGGTAGTGGCTACGGACCTAATGCCTTTTTCTTTAAATTTGAAACCTTCTAATCCTTCACGGGTCAAAGGTTCTTCTGCCTTTTTAGCAGTAATTAATCTTCTTGCTACTTTTTTAGCAATTTCTAATTCATCTGATTCATTTGATACTTTCATATCATTTTCCTCAAGTTTTTTATCTTTTTTATCTAAAGGATCTACTAAAGTTTTATGTTTCCTTCTAAGATCATACCTAGGTGGTTTTTCTTGTGGGGATGTATATTCATTATCCCCATTTGGATTGTATTTTCGTCTGTCTGATTCTTTAATAGACATTAAACTTCTTCCTTAAATAAATAAATAAAGCACATAAAAAATAATATATTAGTAAAAAAGTTATTTAAATCTTGATTCCTCGGTTTCCTCTTTCCCCTCTTCTGCCCAGGCTAACTTCATATAACCTGCTACTTTTTTAGCTAGATCTGTATTTGTAGCTATTTGGTCTGCAAGCGGTTGGGCCAAAGCATTTAAAATATCGTTAAATCTACTATCATTTACAGTTAATAGGTCTTTTTCAAGTTCCGTTTTAGTTGTATTTGGATCCAATCCAAGTAAATCTAAAATGAAAGATAATGGAATAGAACCTTTTTGATATAAATCAAATAATTGTGAGAAGATGGCATCATTATCTCTAATAGCTAATCTTGTGAAGGAAAGTTTTGGATAAAGTAACTTCTTATTTCCAAACTTATCATATTCCCAGAAACCTTTTTTCAAAGCAACTGGCTTAAAGATATGATTTTCAACAAAATCCTGAATTATTTCTCTAAAAAGCATATATTGAGTATTGATGATTTCTAAGGAAATTCTTTCTCCCCCGAAAGATGATTCACCGGTTAATAGTCCAATAGTTACTCCTAACCCAGCTGATAACTTCTTCTCTAACTCTGCATACTCATCAGATAAATGAAGGATACGAGCATCACTTCCCATTTCTTGCCAGTTAATTTCATAGTTGGCAATAATTGAATAGTCTGGGTCAACAATGGCAGCATCTACTTGATCTCTTAAAAATTCTAGGTCATCAAAAGAGGCTTTAGGTGCTGTGACTACCCGCATAGGTGTCATGTGTCTTGAAGCAATCTGAGATTGGGCTTGACGATACTTGTCCATCAATAATAAAGATCTTAAACAGCAATCTAGAATAGAAGACCCTGCCTCCTCATACTCCCCTGTTTTTCTTAAAATTTCTACTAAATGTGATCCCTTATATGGGTTCGTTTCAAAAGGTGGTGGAGAGCCGGTGTCTAAGCTTGCTTTAATATCAACAGGCATATCTCTTATAATCTCATCAACATCTGCACCCATATTTGGGTTTCCAGCCATCTGTCTAATTATATTTTTAGTGTCTGCAGGTATTAATAATTCTGCTTTAATTTTATCTGTAAATTGCCACCTTGTGATCTTGACCATATCAGGAGGAAGTATTTGAAGACGCTCCCATCCTTGATACTCTGGACATTTATTATCAAACTTGTCTCTTAATTTTAAAGCACCCTCAGGTTTCTGTAGATCATCATCTATATTAAAGAGGGGATCATCCTTAGCTCCGGACTCATCTCCATCTTCTAAGAAGATATAGCAACAACCCATTAAGTTATACTCATGGGATAGAGCTAGTAGTTTCTTAAAAAGTTTAATTCTATCGCACATGTTTTCAAAAAAAGTTAAGATATATTGAGACTTTTCATTATCTTCACATTTTGGTGGTTGCAATCTAATTTTGGATAGAGGCAACTCACTATGTAAATCGATAGCTCTTCTGACCATTTCATTAAATGAATAAAAGAAACGATACCAAGCACGTCTTTCTTTAAGGTTCTGTGGTAATTCAAGAAAGTCTTTAGATAGGACGGGTGAATAAAAATCTGAAAATTGGGCTTCTGTTGTCCCACTTGGGTTAGCTCCTGCCGACTTTGAAAAACCTTTTCCTGACGAGGTTGTCGCATATTTTTTATTAGTTGAAAAAGAATGATTTTTGTTCATATGTTACTCTCCAAACTTTTAAAATCTTTAGCCTCAAAGTCTTTTTCTGTTAAATTCATGTCGGTGTCTAAAAATTTTAAATGAGCATAAGCCTGTCTCAAATAATCCATATCCTGTTTAAAACTATTTACTTCCACAAAACTCTGATCTTTCATTTTACTTTTAAGTATATTTTCAATCTTTATTATATTGTTTTGAGTCTGCTTTATAAGTTCTTTTATTTCGATTTCATCTTCTTTTTTATCTTTAAATCCCTCAAGTTTTAAAGAAAATATACATTTTTGGGCTGAATTTGTTTTATCTACCCCCCTTTTGATGAATATAAGTTTATTATTAATTTTCTTTGTGTTTAGTTGATATAGCCAATGCATTATATTTTGAATAATTAATATGTTTTTTTTCAAAATATCTTTTTTTGAAGAGAGTTCTGCTCTTAAATCAACCATTTTTTTTAACCCAAGCATTTCTTCTTAAATTTCTTACAGATCTTCTATTATCTGTAATGTTGTGTATTCTAGATTTCATTAATTGATAATGATTGGCATCTCGCACATATCCAAACCTATTATTACTTAAAGACATACTTCCTGTTGCTCCACCTTTAAGTGCTTCAGTTGCCAACCACACACTTCTCATTAAAGCATCTGACCTATCATCATGTTGGCCCTTTAATTTAGGAGATTCTACAGAGATAACATTTTTAGAATGTTGTACCACCTGTAGCCTTAATAACTCCTGAATCAGGTCACTATCATTATACTCAGCAGTTTTATTATTATAAAGTCTAAGTTTTTTATCTATACAAAGCATCATAAAGTTTTGATACAGATCAGAATTAAACTGACGAGTATGATAGGCTAATTCAAACTGGTGTAACCCACGTTTAGCTAAATTTTGAGTAACCAGCATCCCATTATGTTGGTCAACCATTCCTTTTACTATAAAAAATTTATTACATATCTCAGCAATCCAATCTGCCAGTAATTCAAAATCTAAGACTTCTAATTTTTCATAAGGATGTATTCCCGCACTTCTAGAGTCTACATAATCAATTTCTATTTTATTTATATTATCCCCAGTTTCCTCATCTTTTACAGTTACTATATGGGATACTGCAATAGAAGTCCCATCTTCTTTAAAACCTATATCCAATCCCATAAAATGTGGAATTCTAGCAGTACCCGCTGTTTTTTCTTTTAAATCTGGAACAATTATTCTTCTTAAATATTCTTCTGGCATCCAAGAAGACACCCTATCCGAAAAGTTCCCCCCAAACTCACATTCATAAGTGATGGGGTTATTATGATATCTTCCTTTCAGATAGGTGGAATCTAGGGTGTTATTAATTTCCCAAGAGGGCGCTTGAATCATTAAAAGGTTAGAATCACCAGTTAGAGACTTGTTATATAAATCCCATAGCATCCCTGACTTATTCAAGGGGGATGAAATATTAATAATTTTACCGTCACCCTTAAAGGTTGCCACGGAGGGGGTAACGGCTTCATACA